TCCGATTCCAGAAGATGCGGGACCAGTAGGAACTGGATTTTATCTTGACAAAGACGGATCGTACACAACTGAAATTGACGGAGTAGTTGAAACTGTTCAAACTATAAAAGGAATTCATGCAGACGTAAGTCCTGCGGAAGGTTCTGAAGAAATTACTGCTAGAAATCATCGTAGATTTATGATGGGTTTCCAAGGTGGTGATAATGGATATTCTCCTGTAAAAGTTTGCTTGCTCGGAGAAGACATTATTGCAAGTAACGTACAAGGACTTGATTGTTCCAAATCAACTTCTTTTGGTTCACGTGCATATAAACAAGCATTCAACGCATTAAGTAATCAAGACGAATTTGATATCAATCTTTTGGTAACACCTGGTCTTTCACTTGATTTACACAGAGGAGTAATCAATGACGGAGTTACTTTGTGTGAACAACGTGAAGATTGTTTTTATATTCTTGATGTTGTATCGGCTGATGGTCAACCTGGTAAAGTCTCCGAGGCAGTTGCAGAAGCATCTACAATTGACTCAAGTTATGCGGCTACTTACTATCCTTGGGTTAAGATTATTGATCCAGCAACTAACGCATTGCAAGCATATCCACCGAGTGCGATTATGCCTGCGGTATATTCTGCTAATGATAAAACCGCTGCAGAGTGGTATGCTCCTGCCGGTTTAAATCGTGGTGGTCTTGAACAAGCAGTTAGTGTAATGGATAGATTGACATTCGCAGAACGTGATGAATTGTATGAAGGTAAGGTTAATCCAATTGCCGCGTTTCCTGGTCAAGGAATTGTTGCATTCGGACAAAAGACTCTTCAACGACGTGCAAGTGCATTGGACAGAATTAATGTTCGTAGATTGCTTATCACATTGAAGAAGTTTATTGCAAGTACATCTCGATTCCTCCTTTTCGAGCAAAATGTGGCTGCAACACGTCAACGTTTCAATGCGATTGTTAATCCATATCTTGAAGCAGTTCAGCAAAGACAAGGTTTGTATGCTTTCCGTGTAATAATGGATGAGTCTAACAACACACCTGACTTGATTGACAGAAATATTCTGTATGGTCAAATCTTCTTGCAACCAGCACGTGCGGTTGAGTATATCATACTTGATTTCAACCTCACACCAACTGGTGCGAGTTTTGGTTGATCTGTTACAATCTTAAAACTTAAAATAAAAAACCCCTCTGATAACAGAGGGGTTTTTTTGTGTAGATATATATTTATTAAAAATGGAAATATCTTTGACAGACATTTTACACGATATGCAATACGAAGAGTTTTGTAAATTTGTAAAAGAAAATAAACTAGATTCTGAAACCGAGATGTTAAATGAATTTGTAATCCCAGGTAGATTAAAGAAAATTTGGTCGTTTTTATTGGAATTAAAAGATTTAGTTAAAGTTAAATTGATGGATTTGGTTAAGTTGTTTCTTAATAAAATTGTATTCAAATTTTTTGCTAAGATAAAGTTTAGTATGAATTGGTTATTTAAACTTGTTAAGAAGGGATTTAAAGCATACAAAGATGTAATAAAGGCAATTGGTGAATATCTTGCAAGTACTAAGGTAGGAAAATGGACAGAAGAGAAACTCAAAGACTTGGATGCATTCCTTGCCAAACATCCAAAGACTAAACGAATTGCAGGTATGGCAGTTGCAGGTATTCTGATTTATATTTGGTTAAACATGACATTTACAGGAAATGCAGATTATGATTTTGATATGACTGATATGATTCTTGCCCTGGGTGGTGGGTTTACATTGTCCACATTATTTGCAGGTCCCGAGGGAATGGCATTATTAACATTGTTTGCAACCGGAGTCATAGGATTATCGTTTCCTTGGCCAGGTCCACAACACTTTCAATTTATTGGAGCAGTTGTGTATGGATCAGCAAAGCTTGTCGGACAGAAACTAAGAAAGGATAAAACATAAATAAATATATTTTTTATTTTACTAACTATTTATACTTGTTGATTGAAAAAACAAGTTTTTGAATTTTTAATCAATATTTATACGAAAGAATTACAACCTATAATTGGAGAACTTAACAAATGGCAGACGTACTAGAAACCGATGAAATGTTTTTTACAGCATTTGAACCAAAAACGCAAAATAGATTTATTATGTATATGGATGGACTTCCAGCATACCTCATCAAGAGTGTTACACGTCCGTCTCTTAACATAGATCCAGTCACACTTGACCACATCAACATTAAACGAAAGATTCGTGGTGGTAAAGCAGAGTGGCAGGACATCACAATGACACTTTATGATCCAGTAGTTCCAAGTGCATCTCAGGCCGCAATGGAGTGGATTCGTCTTTCCCACGAATCAGTAACTGGACGAAATGGTTACGCAGACTTCTATAAGAAAGACTTAACAATCAATCTTTTGGGTCCTGTAGGAGACAAAGTTGAAGAGTGGACAATCAAAGGTGCTTTCTGCACGGCTGCCGATTTCGGAACTGTTGATTGGACAAATGGTGAACCTCTTGAAGTTTCTCTTACCGTTGCATACGACTACGCAATACTTCAATACTAAGTTGTTATAGTTGTAATTTCTTTAAAAAAAAAACTTCCTTCGGGAAGTTTTTTTTTGTTTGTATATATTTATTGATTATGAAATCTAATAAACTACACGCAGAAGTATTGAGCATATTTGAAGAAATAAAAAGTGATAGGCAAGTTGAATTGCAACTTGAAGGTTTAAGTTCCGTGTACAATAAAGTAGCAAAGTTTTTTCTTAATCAAGTAAAAGCTGGAAAATTTCTAAGAGATTATGATATCAGTTCATCCGATGGTAGAATGGTATTCAGAACAGGAAGTGGAAAAAAGATTGTCTTCAATGACATGAAACTTGGAGTTACTGCGAACAAAACTTGGAAAGGTAAAAAAGATAGTGAGTTTTTCGATTACGCAGATCACAAAGGAATGCTCAACTTTGCTCTTGCGGATATTTAATAAAAAACTTTTGTTTTCTTTAAAATATTTTTTTTCTTGTATATGTATATATATTGGTATATATTATACTAATACAAATATAAAAGGTTATAATTATGGCAAACGAAGATAAAAAAATTCAAATTCCTGACGAAGTCTCACGGGCTTTATCAGAAAACGAAACAAGTACCACCACCGAAAATAAAACGGTAAAAACTCCCGACACTTCTGCACGACCGAGTTTCGCACAGACCGATGAAGTTCAAAGAACCGAATATCCAAGTGAGGTAGTTGATTTGCCAAGCAAGGGTTGGTTTTATGACGAAGCAAGTCCACTTGCCAATGGGCAAATCGATATTAAATACATGACTGCACGTGAAGAAGATATTTTAACAAGTCAAAATTTAATTAAAAAGGGAGTTGTGCTTGATAAGTTGTTAGAAGCACTGATCGTCACTCCTGGGGTAAAATTAGATGATATTTTAGTTGGTGACAAAAATGCAATATTTATTTCTTCACGGGTACTTGCGTATGGTAAGGATTACAAGATTAAGTTTAAAGACCCGTCAAACAACGAAGATGTAGAGGACATGGTTGATTTAACTCAGTTACAAGCTCGTGAATTTGATTTCGAGAAATGTGAACGTGGTGTAGGAATATTTGAATATGAACTCCCACATAGTAAACGGAAAATTTATTGGAAACTTTTAACTCATGCAGACGAGCAAGCAATTGATGCTGAACTCAAAAGCATGAAAAAGTTTACAAAAAATAAAAATCAAACTGCCGAAGTTACAACCCGTTTAAAGTATGTTATTCAAGCACTTGATGGAAATGAAGATAGATCAAGAATAAAAAGTTTTGTAGATAAAGAACTATTAGCAAGAGATAGTCTTGCACTACGAGAACATATCAGAGAAAACACACCTGATCTTGATATGACTTTTAATTTTGAATCCGAAGATACTGGATATACAGAAAGGATGACGATCCCTCTCGGGGTCGACTTTTTTTACCCTTCCACAGGAGTATAGAGTTCAACTCCACGAAGAGATTTTTAATCTCTCTTATTACAGTGAAGGTGCTTTTAATCAAAGCATTGCGTATAATCTTCCAATTTATTTGCGTAGGTTCTATGCAAAGAAGTTGTTAGATATAAAAAATAAAGAGCAAGAGCAGGTAAAATCTCAGCAAGCAAAAGCAAAAGGAACTTCCACTCCACGTGCAACCCCACCAAGGTCAAGCAAATCCTTCAGATAGATAGTCTATTTTCTATATAAATTCTCCTAAACATATATTTATACATGAATATATGTACTCAAAGGAAATTTATATATGAAAGACAAAAATATAAAAATAGCAAAACCTCTTACTGAGGAACAATTAAACGAGTTTATAGGTACTATCTCAAAGTGGATTTTTGGTCGTAGGTCCAAAGCAGTAATGAAATTGGCTGCAAAAGACCCAAGGTTTAAATCAGCACTCGAAGACTATGCAAAAGGTGCTCAAGAGTTTAAAAAGAAACTCAAAGATTATTACGGGGTTACTGACATAGATAAACTACCTGATATCAATTGA